ATGGCACCTCTGCGACCTTACAAGAGTTTATAGATCTGTATGAGGCTCACAAGCAGACTGTGGAGCAAGTATTAGCTTTACAAATAGAAGATGTAAAAGATACACCAATAAAAGACGGTCCACCCTGTCTGCAAACGCTATGTGCCAGTAAAATATCTGAAGGTGGACGCAACAACGGTCTGTTTAACATAGCCGTGTACTTACGCAAAGCATATCCTGACAGCTGGGAGACAGAGATACTAACATACAACATGATGTACTTTGAACCACCTCTACCTTTATCTGAGGTAAACATCGTAGCCTCACAAGCTAAACGCAAAGATTATGCCTACAAATGTAATGACGCACCTATCAACGCACACTGTAACAAAGATTTATGTAGAACTAGACAGCATGGTGTTGGTTCAGCCGTACAAGGTGCTACCATAGCAAACCTCAGAAAATATAACTCTACACCACCTGTGTGGTTTATGGATGTAAACTCAGAGCCCTTAGAGCTGGACACAGACGCTCTATTATCACAGCCCACGTTTCAGAAGGCTTGTATGGAACAGCTTAACTTTATGCCTCGCACAGTAGGCAAACCAATATGGGAAGCTAGAATTAGTCATTTATTAAATGAAATGAAAGAGAATGAAGCGGCTATCATCGAGGTAGCTGAAGATGCCAGCACATCAGGACAGTTCTATGACTATCTTGAAGAGTTCTGTAGACACTTACAACAGGCTCAGGCCAAAGAAGAGATATTACTACGCCGTCCGTGGACGAGCGAAGATGACCAACTAACGTATTTTAGATTACGAGACTTTGAAAATTTTTTAAAAAAGAATAAATTTTTTGAATACAAGTCTCACAAAATTGCCCAACGCTTGCGAGATATTAACGGGTCCAGTACTGTTTTAAAAATACAAAACAGATCTGTAAGATGTTGGGCAATACCCGCTTTTGAAAACGCAGACATGGAACTCAACCCGCCTAGCATGGGCAAAAAAGAGGAGACACCATTCTAATGAAAGAAGTAACAATGTTAAAGGCTGACGGTTTTGACGCAGCTATTCTTGGAATAGGATCACGATGCGGTAAACCTGACATACTTATCTACGACTATAACAAATGTTGTGACATACTTATGGAACGAGATAGCATGACAAGAGAAGAAGCTATTGAGTTTATGGATCACAACGTAGTCGGTGCATGGGTAGGTGAAGGCACCCCTATCTTTCTCTATGAAATAGTAGACTGGCATGAGATAGTAGGGGATGAAACGGCACACTGATGTTTCGTATATTTGGACCACCTGGGACTGGCAAGACCACGACCCTCTTAAATATGTTAGACAGCGCGCTTGAGAATGGCGTGTCCGCTAATACCATAGCCTTCTTAGCTTTCACAAGAAAAGCAGCTAACGAAGCCAAAGAACGTGCGTCCAACCGTTTTCATCTAGATCCTGAAAAAGATCTGTTCTACTTTCGTACCTTACATAGTCTGGCCCTGTCCTCTAGTGGCATACGCACAGAACAGGTCATGGGTAAGGAGCATTACAAAGAGCTGAGTGACTTAATATCCATACCTCTTGTCTCAGGATCTACACTTGAAGATGATATACTGGACAGGCAAGCTAACGATCATCCCATCCTTAGCCTGATAAATCTAGCACGCTTGTGCAAAACATCACTGCGAGAGCAGTATAACAAAACATACATGGTCTTTGACTGGAACACAGTCAATTATGTAGACAAGTGCTACAAAGAATACAAACAACAGCACGAGCTGTACGATTTCACAGACATGCTACAGTGCTTTATTGACGAAGCTGAAGTGTCCTGTCCCAAGTTTGAGCTGGTATTTCTAGATGAAGCTCAGGATCTTAGTCCTCTGCAATGGGACATAGCACATATATTAGATAAGAATGCCAAGAAGATGTACGCGGCTGGCGATGATGACCAAGCTATCTATAGATGGGCTGGTGCAGATGTAGAGCATTTCATTACCCTTGATGGATCTAGTGAAACATTATCACAATCGTACCGCGTCCCACGGCTCATTCACAGAACAGCCGAGACTATAGTCTCTAGAATAAACAACAGATATCCTAAACGCTATGAACCTAAGAATGAAGACGGGTCTGTACAACATGTCAGCAGACTAGAAGATCTTGATGTATCGTCTGGCCAGTGGCTGATACTGGCACAGGCTGGATATATACTTAATCCTGTAGTCGATATGCTTAAATCATCAGGCTATCTGTTTACACACAAAGGACACAGATCTATCTCAGCTAAGATATCCTCAGCGGTTAACGGCTGGGAGCAGATGCGTAAAGGTAAAAGCATTACCTTGGAGACTGTAAAAGATATCTATAGCTTCATGTCTACAGGCAAACGTATCAAGCGCGGTTTTAAAACGATGAGCGGTGCAGATGACAGCAACCTGTTTAACATGAAGCAGCTCCAGACAGAGTGGGGCCTTATGGTAGGTGATGAGCTGATATGGAGAGATGCCCTTGATAGATTACCAGAGGAACAGCGTGTCTATATCACAGCTCTTTTAAGACGAGGAGAGAAGTTTAATGCAGAGCCTCGTATAACAATATCCACGATCCACGGGTCTAAAGGAGGTGAGTCAGAGAATGTAGTCGTATTTACAGACTTATCTCCGTCAGCTGACGATGCGATGCGTGTAGGCAACGATGATTTGCATAGAGTGTTCTATGTTGCTGTCACACGGGCCAAAGAAAATTTATTTATAGTGGAATCAGAAGATAGCAATAGGAGTTATTACATATGAAAATAGTTATAAAATGCGATATGGGTGGTTACATAATAGAGCCAGAAAAATATAATCGTAATCAAATAGACAAACAAATTAAATACAACACTATTGCAAGATTTTTAAGAGATTATGCAAAAAAACTCATAGAAAAAGCAGAAGAGTTTGAAAAGAAAACGGGCTGGAATGAGTATTTGCAAAGTTTCAAAGACAGAAATTGCATAGAAATGGAAATGATTGATGATGATATTAGAAAAGAAGCAGATAATTTGCTCAAGGACAAAGCTACTAATAGATTAAATGCAAGAAGAAAGGCAGAGAAAAGATTACAAATTCGTGCATATAAGAAAGAAGTTGGTTGTTCTTCTTGTGGATATAAAGATAATCCAGATATTTTACATTTTCATCATAGAGATCCAAGTACTAAAGTTAATAACGTATCAAGAATGTTAGGCAAGAATCACTCTATGGAGAAAATAAAAACAGAGATAAATAAATGTGATCTACTTTGCATATCTTGTCATCATAAACATCATGGAATAGAAAATGCGGCATCTTGAATACATGAAGATGAGATTAAAGGAGGAAGAAATGAAAAAGAAACAAGCAAACCAGCAGTCAGATAATATAGAACTTAGTAAGCTGGTTAACCATCCAGATCATTACACAAACAGCTCAATTGAAACCATAGACATGATAGAATCTATTACAGCCGAGGGCTTTCATTATTATCTAGAAGGTAATATACTCAAATACTTAGCTCGTTATAGACACAAAAACGGTATCCAAGATTTACAGAAAGCACTGTGGTACCTTAACAAACTTATAGAGGTACGATATGACACTTCAGATGGCGATGTTCACACCTAAATCAGAATGGGTGCCACCACACGAACTACCTGACATAACTGGTGCTAAAAGCATAGCGATAGATGTAGAAACAAAAGATCCTAATCTTAAAACCAAAGGCCCTGGATGGCCAACTGGTGACGGTGAAGTTGTAGGATACGCTGTAGCTGTAGACGGCTGGAAAGGTTACATACCTATCAGGCACGGCGGTGGTGGTAATATAGACGAGCGCATAGTCAATAACTGGATGAAGAAGGTTTGCGAATCACCAGCAGAAAAAATTATGCATAACGCACAATACGATGCGGGCTGGCTTAGACGCATGGGTTTTACTCTCAATGGACGTATCATTGATACTATGGTCGTAGCCTCTCTGCTAGATGAAAACCGTTTCAGCTACAGTCTAAATGCACTGGCTTTTGATTATCTTGCAAAAACAAAAAGTGAAAAGAACCTGACTGAAGCCGCCCGTGACTTTGGCGTAGATCCCAAGGCCGAGCTCTGGAAGCTACCATCTATGCATGTAGGACCATATGCTGAAGTGGATGCCGAGCTAACACTGGAGTTGTGGAACTATTTTAAGACATTAATTTCTAAAGAAGATCTGTGGAGCATAATCAATCTTGAGTTAGATGTACTGCCTGTGCTTATAGATATGACTTGGAAAGGTGTGCGTATAGATAAAGACCGCGTTGAGCGCACCAGAGATTATCTGCTCAAAGAAGAAAAAGAAATGCTCGCTAAGATTAAACACATAACAGGCATGAACGTAGAAGTATGGGCAGCACAGTCACTTGCCAAGGCCTTTGATTCGGTAGGTATAAGCTATCCTAAGACTGAAAAAGGCGCACCCAGCTTCACTAGATCGTTTCTATCTGAGCATGAACACGAGCTACCTAAGATGATTTTGCGCACACGAGGCCTAAATAAAACACATGGAACCTTTATTAATACGATTATGAAGCATACAGCTGTAGACGGTCGCATACACTCCCATATAAATCAGATCAGATCTGACGATGGTGGCACCGTATCAGGCCGAATCAGCATGAATAATCCTAATTTACAGCAGATACCAGCTCGTGATCCTGAGCTGGGCCCTATGATTCGCTCCCTGTTTCTGCCTGAAGAAGGTGAAGAGTGGGCTAGTATAGATTTCTCGCAACAGGAACCACGGATCTTGGTGCATTATGCCCACGCTTACGGTAAATCTCAGGGCCATGACATGCAAGGTGTGCAAGAATTTGTTGATGGATATCAGAATGATCCTGATATGGACTTTCATACTATGGTAGCAGACATGGCAAAGATACCTCGTAAGCAAGCAAAAACTATAAATTTAGGTATGATGTACGGTATGGGTGTGAATAAACTGTCAGATCAGCTCGATATACCTGTGGATGAAGCTAAAAAGCTCGTGAACCAGTACCATGATCGCGTGCCTTTTGTTAAAATGCTCATGCATGGCGTGATGAATAAGCTAAATTCAAGACAAAGTTCTGGT